AGATAGTATGCAAGTCCAGCGACCATGCACGGCAAAAACCTAAACGGTGCATCCGTGGTATTTACCAATGCATCTGCATCTTCGATACGCTGCACATAGTAATACACAATGCTGTCGGCGGAACTGTCCGGTGTGGGCCAGAGTGTAACCTCTGGAGTGGTCTGCCGGTTATAGTAATACTGACTCGGGCGTCCAGTCTGCGACTTGTTGGGAAGATACAGGTACTCGCCTCTCGACATTCGGTCGAGTTGATAGTCTACGCTGCTGCGGCGGAGCACAACTTCCAGCAGGTCAGTGTACGTGGTATTGAAGGCGTACGTCGCCGTGCCAGAAGTCAGAGCCTGTGTTGCCTGTTTCACGGTCCACAGATTCAAGCCACGGTTAGCCCAGTCTGCGAACATTAGGTTCAAGGAACGCCGAGCCGTACGCGCATCATAACCGGTGCGAACCTCAAGACCGCATCGCTCATACGCTTCTTCAATAATCTCTGCTACATCGAGATCAAAATCTCTGGATCCGGAAGTAGCCATTTACTTCTTCGTCCGCATTGCCTTGCCACGCTTTGCCATGACAGGCTTCTTCATCATAGCACCGCCACCGCGCATTGCCTTTTTCTTCATGCCCATGCCACCGCGCATTTTACGCATTGGTTTTTTTGTTCCCGGCATATTGAACTCTCCTCTGTTTTCGAGTTTCAACCAGACGGTGGTAGTCGTCTGGGTCATAGTTAACATAGTAATGCAGACGCTCCAGCTTTGCACTAGCATTGTCGAGGTCTGTAAGACGCTGCACAAATATCATGTTCAGCCCCTTGTCCTTGAACGATAGCAGCCAGATATCAACACCTGTCGCAGCCAACCAACCGTTCAATGCGAAACAACCTGCCTCTAGGTCGTCATAAGTGTATTTGTCTCCATAGTTGCCACACACCACCACTTGATATGTGTCGTCGAACGTGGCGATCTCCTCGTACACCGCATCCCAAATATCACCAACTTCTTCTCGTGTCTTAACCTTTTCAGACAGCCATGCGTTTCGCGCAAAAGGACAGAGTGCGTTACCGTTTACAAATTCATCCGGCTTGCATAGTTCGTCAAAAATCCAATCTTCAAGTATTCGTGCGAGTTGCATTACGAGTCGGCATTGTCATGGCACCAGCGGCTTCTTTACGTGGCGAACACATAGCTCCGCCGTGGTTGAAACCTCGAACACCTCGACCCTTCAATATATCAGCCTTGGTAACTTTGCCGTCCTTGTTAAGGTCAGGAAATTTTTTAGCCACGTTTCTTTCTCCTCTTCAGTGATTTTACACGCCGAGGCTTGCCGGCGGGCTGTCCAATGCGTTTCTTTTGACTGATTCTACTACGCTTTTCAGCCGCTGTCATTTCTGACGATGTTTTAGGAGTTTTAGAAGAAACTCGTTTGGAAGGACGACAATAAGGAGTGCCACGCTTTTCACCCTTTTTTCTGCCACACGCCTTGCCAGTGCGTACATCTTTCCAATCCTCTTTAAACCAGCGCTTTAACGCCAATCCCTTTTTGGTTTTACGTACAGCCATCTCAGTCTCTCGACTTTCGTATTTGTTCAAGACTCTCTTGTATTGTCATGTCTTTTTTTGCATTCGGATCATACTTGCACTGATATTCATTTGGCACAAACTCCAGGTACTGGAAAAATTGAGACTCAATCGTATTGTTTGCACCTCGAAACACGCAAATCATTTCTCTGTTTTCCAGCTTTTCACACTTCACCTTACGACAAGTAACCATTTGATCAGCGCTAGCCGAGTGCGCTTTTAACAGTAGTATGAAAGTCAACAAAGCCGCGACACCAATTCCGGAAAACAGAATCCACGCTACAATCTCTACAAACTTACGTCGTCGCTCACGCTGACGATACAACGTCTCTTTGCGTCTCTTTCTTATTTGACCTTCCATTGCCACGAGTTGATCCCATTTTGACTTGCCCATCGTCAAAGAAATCCACTGCTGTAGCTCGTAGCGCTGCTGCTGCGCCTTTTGCTTGTTAGCAAAAGTCGTTATGGCCTCTTGCTCGACGCTTTGACCACCAAACAGCTTTTTAAAAATTGGGGGGTTTTTTGCCTCTCTTTCCATCTGGTCCAAATCGGACAGAGCGCCCATCCAGCGAGAAAGATCAGACGCCATCGCCTCGATATCCCGACCAACAGCAAAGCCCTTCTTTAGAGCCGAAAATGCCGCTGAAGCGGTTGCCATTGCTGATATGGGATCCATCAATAAACCTTCGTATCTTCATCAACCAGCCGAGGCACACAATAGGCGGTGATCTTCTGACCTTGTTTGTGAAGCTGTCGAGCAAAATACGTACACTCATCAAGATTTCGAAAGTACATGTCGTTACTTACCAGCTTCTTTTCTTCTCCTATCCCAACAAACACAAACAACAAAAATGCATGTATCATTGTTAAGAGCAGCGTGTCTTCTTCCGCCGTCCGTTCATAACACCGCCACAACCTCGAGCCACAACTTGGTTGGACTCTAGGTTTCCTCGGAACGGACGTTTGGCACGTTGCTCGGTGATGCCTCCAGCGGCGGCTTTTCTGGTTTTATTTTTGCTTTTGTTGCCCCAGTTTGCGGCTCCGACCTTACGGCACTTGGCGATGGCCCCGCTTGCGTACGCCGACGGGAAAACCTTATATCTTGCCTTAACTTTGCGATAGCATGCATCTTTAGCCATTCCTTCGTTTCCTCTTACTGGCGCAGTGCGCTTTTTCACTAAACCCTTTAGGACGCTTGCAATTCACTTTTGCCTTACGAGCCTTGGTCCATTTTTTCTTCTGTGGAGGCTTGGATATTTGCTGCCTCATCGAACCACGCGACATCGCCATTTCTTTGTCTCCGAACGTAATCTTCCCATAACGGGGTCAACATCTTGTGGTTAGATTCAACCTTAACCACAATAACCGCCGTGCGCTTATCGACTTCTATTAGTGTCGTGAGGATCCAAACCACAAGAGAAAGAGCCACGCCCCCAAAACCAATAACACCGGCTTTAACCAAGGTCTTTTCATCTAGCATTTCCATCTCCGACGCGCCGCGCAAATACGCTTTTTCGGCGTCTTCTTGCAGCTAATCCCGTGCATTTTCATCTGACCCGCAGATCGTTTGCAGTATGATGTGCGACGTTTACCACCACCGGGCTGGGGTGCTTTTAGTTTAGAACCTGTTGCCCTGTTGTATTTAGATCGGCCTTTAGCCGTAAGCCCAGCGCCTTTGGAAGCGGGGAGTTTTTCCCCCCGCTTCACTGAAAGGCTAACCGTTTTTTTCTTCTTGGCCATTAACCAAAGAACCCGGTTATAGAATCCACGTTGGTTAGTGTCACGTGACACTCATCATCGAAGATCATACCGTGATCCGGTATGGTGATTTGATTGTCGTCTGATGTATGAAACACCATCGAGAGCAATGTAGAACCACCACTTCCGTTCTTAAACACAACAGCAGGCGAACCACTGGCAGCGGTCTTTACGTAGAACGCCTTTAAGCGGGTTCTACCGCCCTGCAATGTGCCTGTCGCTGTAGCAGTCTTTGCTGTGATAGAAGCAGCCATTGTGCTCTCCTATTAAGCAAGGTTGTTGTTCTGCTGATACAGGATTGTAAAACGAACAAGACCTGCATTTGTCGAAGCAGAAGAAGTTACAGTAAGACGAATGTCCGTTGTACCAGTGTCCTGCCAAGCCAATGCTGCGCCAGCTTGGGTTGTCGGATACTTCCGGCCAGCAGTTGTGCCACTTGCAAATGTGTTCAGAACTGTAGCCGCTCCACCCACAGTATCTCCGACACTCAGGTTGGTTGTGGTATTGGCTGCGGTGATTACATCAATCACGCAGTCAATGATCTGAGAGTTTGCTGGAATAACAACATCTGTAACGGATGCGGCAAGAGCGCCCCCGGAAAGATCTGCTGAAAAAGTCTGAGCCATAACAACTTGACCAACATTAGCAATGTTGCTGCCGAGTGTTGTGCCGGTAGTGTTTTTAATGGTTCCGGCCTTAATAGGACCAGAAAAAGTAGTTGTAGCCATTTAGATCTCCTGTCGTGGCTAGTGTCAGATCCACAATGAATCTGTCAGGGACTTACGCATAGTACCCTAAAAAAAAGGGGGCCGCAATCGCGGCCCCCAGTGGGGAGGATTTTTGTGACCTTACGCGGCGCCGGGTGAACCGAACACACAACGTGGGTCAGAGAAGCCGAAGCTGTAACGCTCACGAGCCTTGAACCGCATGTTGCCGGTATCGAAATCCGGATCCATGTTGGTTGCAAGCGGCATACGCTCGAAGTGCTTCAGGCCGTTAGGTGCATCCGTCTTGATGAAGAACGCATCTGTGTCGGTCAGGTAGTCGTTGACTACGTAGCCTTCTGGAAGCATGCCCATGCTCTTGAGGGCGTTAACATCGTTGTCAGCAGTGCCGACGCGGAGGTTAGACACCATCAGGCGCTCTGCTACAAACTGAAGCTGGCGTGGAACGATCAGCTTCATGCCACGAAGGGCAATGACAAGGCCACGCTCATCGACGAAACCAGCGATGCTGATTAGTGCGTCTTCGAGAGAAGTCTCGTTCAGGTCTGCGGCAGTACCCGGCTCGTTGGCAAAAGTGCCACCGTTTGTCAGCGGGTGTGAAGCATCGCAAAGTGCCACACCGTCACCACCGGCAGTTGCGCCTGCGGTAAACGCAGAGTTAAGAACAGAAGCTGCCTTAACCTGCTTGGTGTGCGCCATTGAACGTGCCAGAGCACGAGTGTAGCGAGATGCCAGGCGGTCATAGAGATTGTCTTCTACAGCTTCCTCGGTGATCGAGAAACCCATAGCAACAGTCTCGTGTGTATACCGTGCGGTATACGCCTCTTGAGCGTCATCGAACGAGATACCAGCACCTTCGTTCTTAACCGGTGCGGCTCCGAATCCGGACAACATCACTTCTTCCTCGAATGCCCGATCTGATGCCTCGGTGTCGAAGATTTCGGAATGCTGACCCTCGTAGCGATTGTACTCCATACCAAAGAGGGCATTGAGGCCAGGCTCAAGCTCTTTAGCGAGTTGTGCGCGAGAAATAGCCATAACTAACTACCCTCCTTACGATGCTGCCGCTTCTGAGTCAGCGCCCAGAAGTGCATGGTTGTTGATCATTACAATCATCGGAATGCCAGCGGCAGCGAAGTCTTCATTCTCAACGTCGGCTTGAATGCCCACAATCTTCAAAGGAAGAGATGTGTTGCTTGAGTCGAGAGTGGCGACATCCATTTTAGCACTGGAGTTACCGGTGGTTGTGCTGCCGCTTGCACCGCTATCAAGCTGAGTATTCTCGAAGATAGAAGCGATTGCAGTAGCGCGATCTGTGAAAGTAGCGTCTGTAGCAATTATGAAACGCTGCATCGGGTTGTCGTACACGTGTCCGATAATATCGAAGTTTGTGTCGGCGCCCGAACCAGGCCAGTAATTGGAAAAGACCTTCTTACCAGTAGTGGAAGAAACATACTCACAGCCAGCGAACACACCTACGTATTTAACAGTGTCACCGGTAGCAGAACCAATGGCGATTTCACCACCATTTACAGCTTTAACCGGAGAACCCTGAAAAATCGCGGAGGCACCACTGTCGATGAAGTATGCATTAGTACCGGAAGTAGCTGGAGTGCTACCCGCAGTATTTATCGGCTTTAGGCCGAATGCAACATTGGCGTTTGCCATCTGTTCACCTCACAGGTTATTCGGGGGAGTTTTTCCCACCGAAGGTTACACGACTTTTCCTATCGTTGTGGATAGGCATTGAGGGATGTTGTTCCCTCATAAGGTTTTCATCAACGGCTTTCATTTGATTGCGGGTCTGCTCCCGATAGTATTCAGTTCTTTCCTCGACCGTTTCTTCAGGAATACGGCACAGCATAAGACCGCCGACACCAATAACTCCTGCATTCTTCCCCTCTTGGATCACTGGGTAGCGATCTCCCATGTCGGGATACTCGTCAGCACGTACTGGTTCCCAGCCTTCACGCAACTTAGAGTGTACGTTAGTCAGGTCATCCTCGCCGCGAAGAGCGGTTCGAACCCAACGATGCTTAAAACCGATTGGTGCATCAGGTGCATCCAACTTGGATGGGGGTGCCCAGGGCTTACGCCGCTGAGTGTTTGCGCGACTCTTTGCTTCGCGTGTAGTTCTTTCAGCCATTTCTTACTCCTTTACGTACTTAGCATATTCCTCGAGCGGAACATTCAATCGTTTCGCAATCGCAATCTGCGATGGAGTCAGTTTGACTGTTCTGCGCCCCTTTGACGACGACTTGGAAGCCGTGGACCCAGCAGAAGCGACTCTAGGTCCAGTGTCGCGTTTTGTCTCCGCAAACTTATGCGGGAACTCCGTGCGAACACGTTTGTCAAGTTCACTATAGTAGTCATCCGACGTGGGGTCAAACCCCTCTTCTT